GGCCGAGTTCGTCACCGACAGGATTCGACGGAACTCGAAACCAGGACCGGCCTTCGTCTCGCGTGCAGCCGAGTTGCGAAGCGTCAGGTCCTTCGGGTACAGGTGGATCAACGCAGATTCCAGCGAGTACGGGGTAAGACCCGAGTACTGGATGGCGGTGTTCGAGACGGGGTTTGCGAGGTCCCATTCCTTCACCGTGTCAGCCGTGACGCCCTTGGTTGCAAGGGCAGCGATCATCTGCTGTTGACGGGGGTTGATGACGCCGGCGCCCGGTACGAACTGATACCCGGCAGCCTTCATCTTTAGGCCGGTCTCGAACATCTCGACGACGGCTGATTTTACGGCTTCGGCCCGGACGGGATCGCCGTCAGCGAGGTCGAGGGCGCGTGAAGTGAAACTCATGCTTTATGCTCCGATCTTGGATGTGAGGGCGTCCACTTTGGACTGCCACTCGGTGACGAGCGGGGTGTAGACCTCGCGCTCTTGTGGAGTGTGAAGGTCGGCCTGAGCGGACTTGTAGGCGTTCAACTGTCTCGTTGCCGCCTCCAATTCAACCTGGACTTCCTGTTGCTCCTGTGATGCACGCAGCGCCCATTCACGGGGTGCGGACATCTTTCTCACCTTCTCCACGACACTCGCAAGGTCAGCGACCTTCTTCACGATGTCCTCTGTGGATGTTGCGATCTCTTCGAGGCCCAGCACCTTGCGCAGTTCTGCGATTGGCGCGGCCTTCTCTTCGTCGGTGGCGTTTTCCGCCTGTGCGGCCTTGATTGTGTCGGCGCTTACGAACATTGTCAGGTCATCTCCTTGTGCGAACGGCGAAGTTGTTTCGCCTCCGAATGCCTCGTGCATCCGCCATGAAAGGAAGCCGTTCAGGGAGTCGAGCAGTACCTGCAAGTCCCACCGCTCGTCTTCACCGTCTGACAGTTCTTCGAGTTCCTGTTGCAAACAGGCGATAATCCCGTCCTCGACTGCCTTCAGCGAGTCGGGGTCGTGCGTCCACTGTCCGGGCTCTGCGCCCTTGTTGACCAGGGACAACGCTACCAAGGCATCAGCGAATGCGGCCTTCTTGGCGACTCCCCACGAATCTGGAAGAAGACTTACGGCGTCGAGCTCCTTGGCCCTGCGGATGATGAGCGCCTTGGTCGCAGCCTTGTCCTTGGCTCGCCCGAAGGCGTCGATGGCGTTCTGAAGGTCGGTCTTGTTTTCGATGGGGAATCCACCTCCGGGTAGTGCGTTGCCTTTCGCGGCAGACGCTTGACGTTCCTTGTCGGTATAAGCCTTCTTGTACTCGTCAGGCTCAACGCCCTTGTCCACGCAGTCAGGGCAGTCAACGTGACCGTCCTTGATCTTGCCCGAACCCTTGCAGGTCTTGCAGTCCGGGTCACCGGCCTTGGTGGTCAGTTCAGCCCCGTAAATGTCTGTCAGCACTGTCTTTCCAACCTCTCCGTGTTCGTCTGGTCCTGAGTTGAGCCCGGGCAGAATGTCGTTCTTTCCTTGTCCGTCACCGCCGCACTTGTCGCACTCGGTCCAGTTCCCGTCAACGAGGGTCTTTCCGACCCCGCCGCACTCTGAGCAAGGGGGATTGCCGGCAGTAGCAACGTCGCCTATCTCAGCGGCTTTGGCGACCACGAACTTGGCATTGGGGTTGGCGGGTACGTCAACCAAAGACACTTCGATGATCTTCCCGCCGATGATGACCCCGCCGGGTGCGGTTGAAAGAGCCTTCTCGGAGCGGTCGTAGCGGGTTCCCTTGATTCCGATGGAGAATCCGGTGTAGATGTCGTTCTCGAGCTTGACAATCGCGCCCGGGTCAACGACTTTCGCCGTGATGTCGAAACCGTTTACTCCTGAACCGGTCAGAGACTTGGCCTTACCGACTGCGACGGGCTGGTGCATCTCTCGGACGTTTCCGTAGTCCTTGAACCAAGCCGTGGCGGCCTTTCCGAGCCATTCGGCGTCGCATCGTTCCTGGTCAAGGTCGAGCGTCGTATCGCTGATGCGACCTGACACGAGGTAGGTGCCATCGTCTTGTTTCGCCTTGCCGGTGAACGCAACGAACTTTGAGCCGTCAACAGGTGTCGTCATATCCAGCAAATCTAGAGAACTTGACGACGCTTTTCGCGCCCGTCACAGCGGCGTCAAGTGGCATCGGGCGATTTCGGTTCCAGCCCCTAGTTCCGTTACGGCTCGTTTCCAGGCTCGGGAATGAAGGGACTCAGGGGCGGCAAGATGCGCAAGCTCGTGGAGTAGGACAGTCGTTGGCTTGCCCCGCGAAGTAAGGACATCTTCTGCCTTAAGTACGCAGACCCAGCCGAACCACTCGTTTTTCCGGTAGTTGTGGGCGTGGCTTCTAACTCCGTCCCAGATTCCCCAGGCGTTTCGCTCATGGACGCAACTGCCGACGTAGACACCTCGGAGAATATGTGAATACTCGGCCAGCCCAAGTTCTTCGGCGTAGTAGGGATGATGGGCTCGGATTCTGGCATAGGTCACTCAATTTCTCCGCACCATTCGCAGGGCCAGGTCGGATCGGGCCTCGGTTCGTGACAGACGTTGCAACGGAGGATTTTCTCCTTCACCGGCTCAACAACTACCGGCTTTCGACGGAGTGTGAGCAGTTTCATCACTCATCCAGGAAGATCTGGTAGACGGCTGTGACTCTGCCCTTTTCGGGATCGACGAAATGAAGCCTCTGGCTAGGGACGCCAGAAGCCGCCATTGAGTCTCGGGCGTACCTGTTGCCTGATTCCGTAGAGCCGGTCCAGTAGATGGAACCAAGCCCGTCTGCGAGACCCTCTTGGCCGTGTCGGTGGTAGTGGCCCAGGTAGATATCTTGAAAGTCCCACCCGTAGGCCCCGGCCTTCCACCTGTTGCCCGCTGCCTGCCACGCTGAGGGAGATGCAAAACCTGACCTTCCAACCTCGTCACCGTGCATCAGAAGCGCCCGGTAGTTTCCGATCTCGACCCTCTGTATGTCTTCGGGGCAGTCCTCCCACGTCAATCTGGGTTCGTCCGCCAGAAGTCTTCGGGCCAGTTCGTAGACCATTCTGTCGAGGTTGTCGTTCTTCGGGATGGCGTCACGCTTTGAGCCGAATCGTCCGTGGTTCCCCCACTCTCCGACTACCTCGACCTCTTCGTAGATTCCGAGGGCGATTTGGACAACATCCTTCGCGCACATCGCGACATTGACGTACTGGTCGAAGAGAGTTGAGTCAACCTCGTAGGGCTGAGTGGGGAAGTTCCACAAACCTTCGACCATATCCCCGCCGAACATGATGACGCACTTTCTGACCGGGTGGTCCGAACGCTGGATATCGGTGATCGTCTGGGCTTTCTCCGTGAACTGAAGTGCCCTGGTCCGCATGATCTCTGAGGTGTAGGAGGTGGTTAACTTCCCGCCCTGCCAGTCGCTCATATGCCAGAGGGCGACTTCCTCCCTTTGGCTGCGCTTGTCCTTCTTCGGGGGAACTGACTTGTTGACTCCGACGACGAGGGCCGCGTCGTACGCACCCTGATAGACGGCCTCGACGATTGCTTTCCCACGGTTCTTGGCGTCGATCAGTTCACGTTGGAGACTTTTCGCTGCGTCGCGAAGTTTGACTATCTCAGTAGCCTCGCGGAACTCGTTGATGTCATTCACGGACATACGCACACTCCCCTACGGTGCTTGCGAATCGCTTCCTCGGATATTTGATACCCGCGGTGCTTCATCCACTCATGGATTCCAGCTCCCGATATGTCCTCGGCCTGCATGGCTGCTTTCAAGACTTCGACGTGTTCTGGCTTGATGACAAGATGGGAGAACCCGCACCCCGGTATGACCTTTCGCCTGAACTCGCTCAGGTCTATCTCTTTCTTGGCGGTCATGCATTTCTCCTTAGGTTCGGTTAAGGCGTCATTTCATGAAGCGTCGGGGCTTTCCCCTTGGCACTCGCAATTCGGATGAAGTGGCTGGAAATATCCGTCGCTGATGTCGTGTGGACCCTCTTGGTCCAAACAGGCTTGGCACGGGTCACCACCCTCGCATGTCCAAATCCATGTGGTGTAACCAGCCTGCTCGAGTTGAGCGCCGAACACCTGACCATATGCCCTCGAGGTCTCGGTTCGGGCGATCAAATCGGCCTGATTGAGTCGCATCGGCCCCTCGACGTTCGCCTGGATGTCCTTGGCGATCTCCGAAGTCCCCTTCCCGTTCAGAAGTCCATCCTGGATGGCGGTTATGACTCGGGATTGTGCCGTGTCGTTGATTCCGGAGATGGTGATATTGGCCCGCTCCAAAAGCCCGGCGAGGTCCACTGAACCAAGGGCTTGACCGGTCTGTGCGACGAACTGGTCCTGGGCTTCTTTCCCGACCTCCTGGTAGAGACTCACGAGCCTGAGTTGAAGTGCCTTCTGGTCGATTCCGGTCTGCTTGGCGTACGTGGTGGCTATGGCTTCTGCGGAACCTTCGTCCAGAAGATGGGTCATGTCCTTGGCATGATTCACCGCCCCGGCTATCGCCGCTGCTACGCCAGTGAGTTTCAGTGCTGTGGATATCTTCGAGACGTGATTGTTGGCTATCGCCCTAAGTTTTTCCTCAGCCTTGTGCGGCTTGCGGGATTTTCCCAGTGGTGCTAATCCGACCTTCAATGAATCGGCCTCTTCTGGCGTGTGGTGAGCGAAAACGAACTCTCGGTTTCGTGGTCGTGAGACGAATCTCTTGAAGGCGTCGGCCTCGGCCCTCTTCAGACCAGCCTTCGCCGCTTCGCCTTTGTCGTCGGACGGCTTGCCTTCTTCTTCTGGGACTTCTTTGCCGCTCTCTTGGTTGCCACTTGGATCTCCTGTTTGCTGAACGATTACCGGTGCCTTGGGCTCTGGCGGATTGGCTGCTTGGTCTTGAGCCGTCGCCTGCGCCGCCAAAAGACCAGTGAGGTACACCGGGCCCGTTGCTGTCACGTAAGCGAGTTGGTCTGCTTCAGGTGAGGGGTCGGGGGTGAGTCCGAGCTCTTCTCTAGCCTCATTCGGTCGCATCCACGCGTTGTCGATGGCGATCTTGAAGGCGTTCGCCTGCTCTAACTGATTCTCCGAGCCCGTGTCATCGTTGAGTGACGCCACGACGTTTCGGTCACATCCCAGGTGCTGTCTGACCAGTGAATTCCAGATTCCTTCCAATTGACGGTTCTGGGGTTTCGAAGAAGTCGATTCAGTCATGTCCTGTTGACCCTCGGACGCGCCCTTCCCACCACCTAAACCCGCTCGAGCGATCACGTTGAGCGCCGAGGGGGCGAGGTTGAAGAATGAGGCGTACTGCTTCAGGATGTGCTCGTCGTAGTCGGCCTTGTAGAGTTCATCGACGTTCTTCGTCTCGAACGGGTCTTCAAACCCAGGGGGCATGATCTTGGTCTGATACCGAGCGTTCGTCATCCCCTGGAAGCCCTCGTTGATGAGCCTTTCAGCCGTAGAGAGGTTTTGCAGGGTAATCGCTTCGTCAGTCGCTCTCCAGTACATCTTTGACGACGTTCCCGCCTTGTACTCGGCCAGCAGCCACTTGAGCCGTTCGGAGTAAAGATCAGCCAATGGCAAGGACTTTTCCACCGGTGACCAGCCGTAAGGGGTGTTGGTCCTTGGGTTGAGGATGAAGTAACTCAAGACATCGGCCTCGGTCACGTCGTAGGGCGCACCGCCGTCTTGGAAGGTCTTTCCCTTGATGTTGTTGCCGATTGCCTCGTTTCGCACGTATCCCCAGAGGTTCTGTTGGAATGCCGGGGCTGGTGGAAGTGGCCGGCGACCGTAGTTGTTCAACAGGATGTTGATTGTCGGGGCGTCGATGATCTCGAATCCGATGCACTCAGCCCCGAGGTTGAAGGCCGGCGCGATAGCGAGTCCGTCGTAGACCATGAGTTGCCACATCACCTCGCCCATGAACTCCTCGTAGGAACGGTTGTCCTCGGGGAATGGGTTCTCGCAGAACGCCTTCATCCGGTCGATTTCGGGCATGTACAGTTTTCTCGCGACCTTCCCGGCCTCGCTCGCGGAAAGCCCGTCCTTCTGCATGATCGTGGCTATGGCGTCGTCCGAAACCCCCCAGTTCAGGTCCATCCTCAAGACATCAGCCGTACGGAGTTGGATACAGCGAGCCGTCAGGTCATTGCCTACCGCGACACCTCGGAGTGTGTTCCACAGGGCCTGACGATGGTTGATGTTGAGGTTGTGCGATATGTCGTACTGGAACCGTCTGAAACCTGGCCGTGAATCGCCATTCTCCGCACGGTCCAGGGGGACTGGGATCAACGGGACGCCAGGGCCCTGAGGAGCACCGAAGTTCGCCCCGTTCCGCATTAGTGCTTCGGCCATCGCCGGGAACTGCCCGTAGGGACCTGTGGGGACTGGGTTGTTGGGAAGGATCGCGGAAACACTAGCTCCAGCTGGAAGTTGGGCCATGGAAGCCTTGACCATCTCGGCTACCTGAGCCTGTTTCTTCTCTCGTCGGTAGTCTCTATAGCCCATTCATCGGCCTTCCACAGTGGGCGCAGATCACTTGGCCTTTGGTGTTGGCCTGTCCGCAAGCTGGATTGGGGCAAAAGTCCATGAGTTCACTGATGAACCTACTCTTTGAACCGCTGGGATTCAGTTCCGTTAGTGCATGGACCAAGGCATCCACCCTGTCCGGGGATTTGGATTTAGGGTCGTACGGCTCCCAACTGGTCATCTGTCCTTCGAGTTTGTCGAAGTGCGCCATGTGATAGACGATGTGCTTCTCGTACAGCGCGGCTATCGGTTCTGCCCTCAGTCTCTTGCCGACTTGGGCGTGAACCGTCCCCACCGGGATGTAGGGATCTATCTGGTGGATTATCTCCCCCCACGCATCACCCCCTTGGTTGTCCTCGTACACGATCCGGTCAGCCGTGAACTCGTGGTAGGTGTCTATCGCTCTCTGAGCCCACTGTCTCGGGGATGCTTTGATAGTTCTGTCGGCAAAGACGATGAAATCCCCGTCCTTGGTTCTCGAGGCGCAGACGATCCCTGTCTCGTCGGAGTTCTCGGTGTTGGTTATCGCCGGGTCGATTGCTACCACAGTTCGCATGAGTTCTGGAATCGGGCCTCTCCACACGAGGATGTCGTCGTACTGCCACAACGCCCCTTCCACCTCTTCGATCAACTCCCCGTACCGCTCCTGCCTTTCAAGCCTGGTACCGGCGTACTGCTCGGCGATACCTTCGATGAATGAATCCGGCAGATTGTCGGCGTTGTCATCCAACGCGCCTTTGGTGACCACTACACGAGGGTTGTCCAACCACTCCTTGAGCTGTGAATTGCCCATTTTGGGTGTAGTAGCCACTATCGCCCTGGGTTTCGGGCCTACCCGTAGAGTGAAGTGAAGCCCCTCCTGCCAGATTCTCTTGCCGTTTCGCCATTTGGCGAACTCATCCATGACCAATCCGGCGAAGTTGTACCCTCGTCCAACGTCGGGGTTATCAGCCCCGAGCATGTGAATCACCTGACCAGTGCCTAGAACGATCTGCCACAGGGATTTGTTGTAGGTGTAGGGGATCTTCAGTCTGTTCAGTATCCCTACTAGCCCCGCCGGGCCTTCGATGAGGATGTTTCGACAGTCAGCGAACGTCTCACCGATCACCCCCCACTGAGTCGGGGTTCCCTCCCACTCGGGCAAGGCGACCATTTGTAGTACAAAACACTCCAATGCGGTTCTAGTCTTCCCGAAACCTCTCCCAGTCATCAAAAGCCAGATGAGCCAATCACCTTCTGGTAACTGCTGTTCAGGTCTACCAATCCAGTACCAGGGCTGAAGATGTAGTTCAGATAACTGCTCGGGAGTCAGGTTGTCGATGAACTCGCGTTGTTTCTCCGCCGTCCACGAGGCGACGGTCTTAGCCTTCGACCAGCTCACGGGGCTTCAAACGCTCGAAGAGATTCGTTATGTCGGACTTCTGCTCATCCAACGTGATAATGCCGATCATTGCCTGGACCCTGGTAGGAGCGTCAAGTCCAAGGAGTTTCGCCCTACGGCCCTGGACTTTCACCAGCGAATCAACGGCTTTCAACGCTACCGAGTCATCTAGGACGGGTTCGCCGTCGTTGTAGACGACTTTCCCACTGGCCGAGATGGCGACGTGCTGCTTATCTAGTATCTCCAAGGCTTTCGACTGTGCCTTGTCCAAATGCGCCAGTTCAATCTTTCGCAGGGAATCAGCATCAGCGAAGGGGACTTCCTTCATTGCGCTGTCCACAGCCACGTAGACGGTTGAAAGTGCTATTCCGAGTGTCTCTGCAATCGTCTGGCAATCAATGCCCCGTAGCCTCATCTGGGCGGCTCTCTGGTTCCTCTCCGAGAGTGTCAGGGCTGTAGTGGGTGTTTCTATGTTCATTTGTCCTTAGAGTAGCAAAGGACTTAGGTCAAGTTCTTGATTGCGCCTCATTCTTCCCACGATTCATCAAACAATGGTTCGGTCACGACTTCCGGCGGTCGATCCACTGTTTCCATGTTTCGAGTCGCCTGGATGAAGTAACTCTTCTTGAGTTCCGCACCTATTCCGAACCGTCCCATCCTCACGGCTCCGTAAACCTCTGATCCAACTCCCATGAACGGGGTGAACACCTTTTCACCCGGTACGGTGCGTAGGTCTATGAATCTCTCGATCACGTCGAGTTGCAGAGGGTGGACGTGCTTTTCGTCATCCTCGTCCTTGGCGTCTTGGAACGGAAGAACCCTTGTCCCCCTCACGTCGTCCCACACTGACGAGGCATAGCGTCTCCATATCCAGTGGGACCACCGGTTCAACTTCTGGTCCCCGTCGTAAGCCCTCCACTTGGCTAGGTCGGCGGGTGGCTGTTCGTCCCCTGCGTAGTCACCAGTAAGTCCTACCGGGTGAGGTACTGGGTTGCCCTCCCCCTTCTTGCGGAATACCAGAAGCTCGTCCGGTGAGGCCATGCCGCCCAAAGCACCATCGAGAACGATTGTCTTGTGGGCAAGGTTTCCTTGCATGGTCCTTCGTCGGACCCCTAAGGGCTCTTTCCATATGACGTGACGAGATATGAAGTCGAAACCAACCTTCTGATGAGCCCGGATAACATCACCAGGGAAGTCGATGTACGACCCGAACGATGCTGAGGCCACGTTTGGCACCAGAGCCGTGTGTACGCCCGAACATCTACCGGGCGCGGTCACTCGATAAATCTCCTCGAGGATGAATTGGTACATCTCGAAGAACTCGTCGTAGTCCCGAGCGTTTGACAAGTCTCTGTCGTCTGACGAGTAGTGGTACAACCCCCCGAAGGGCGGGCTGTAGATTGTCGCGTCAATGCTGTCGTCAGGCATGGCCCGAAGAATGTCCATGCAATCGGCGTGATAGATCGCGTACCGGTCAGTTATTACTTGGTCCCCTACTTTAGCCATGATGGCATCTCCATTTCCTCATCGAAGTCGGCTCGTCGAACCGACAGGGCATCGTTCATTTCCGCTACTAATTGTTGGAACATCTGATCGGCTTGTTCGCTCTTTCGCTGAAGATTTCTCAGTACGTTCTCTCCACCTGGGGTTGTAATCAGGTGAATGTCCACCTGTTCTTTCTGCCCGAACCGCCACATTCTGCGAACCGCTTGGTACATCTGCTCATAGCTGTGGCTCGGGAAGTAGGTCATGGTGTGCGAGTGCTGCCAGTTCAGACCCCACGCGCCGATCTTCGGCTTGGTGACCAGTACTCGAATGTCTCCCCGACTGAAGGCTGCCAGTTTCTCCTCTTTCGATGAGTCTGAGTCTGAACCACAAACCTCTACTGCCCCCTCTATCATTGAAGTGAGCATCTTGCTCTCGTCATTCAGGTGGCACCACGCCACGCCGGTTTCAACATCTGCCAGTAGTGCGGCCGCCATCTCGCACCGCTCCACGATGGTCCTTCTGGATTCTTCCCGTTCTTCCTGTAATCCATAGGCGGGAAGGTCGAACAGCGACCCCTCTTTGGCCCTCGTCGGATGGATGAGATGGACCGTCTCTTTCAGCGGAGTAAGAATGAAACCATCGTCATCGAATCCCAAATCACTCGGCTTTCGCATGGCTCTGGCCCAACTTGCCACCCAGCGCCAGAACGGGGTGTGGGCGTGTCCCTTGAGTCTCCATTCAACCGACGATCCGCCGAAGCCTCGCCCTCGAGACGAAACCGATTTGGCGTCATTAGTGAAGAACCTGCTCAACATGTCCATGTGCCCCATCTCGCCAAGCGCCTCTGCCGAGGTTCCTAGTTCGATGTAGTCGTTCGGTGCCGCCGTTGCGGTGGCCAACAACCTGTACTGATGAAGTCGCATGAACTCCGTTACTCGCCCTCGAGTTACACCCTCGAATGATTTGATGGCTGAGCTCTCGTCACAGACGACACCCCCGAAATCCGACCAGGTGAACTTCTCCAGCTGCTCGTAGTTCGTTACCACTATCGGGGCTTGTATGGATCCGTCCCTCGATAAGTGCGCTTCGTGTCCGAACTTGTGGGCTTCCTCAATCATCTGAAATCCAACGGCCAAGGGGGTAAGTATCAGCACCGGCTTGCCTGTGTGCTGGTGTACGTTCTGAGCCCACGCCAACTCCATCGGCGTTTTCCCTAGACCACAGTCAGCGAACATAGCTGATCGTCCGCGTCTGATTGAGAAATCGACCAGAACCTTTTGGAAATCGAACAGGTGATCTGGTATGCACACCGGGGCGAATCCACCGTTCCCCGCTAATTGTGCTTTGTGCGCTAGGAACTTCTCGTACTCATTCACGATGACACCCCGTACTTTTGCTGGTGAGTCCGCATAGCTTCGCGGCACTCAGTGAG